GTGGCGCCGCAATTCGTGCCCGCGCATGTCGAGGTTCGCCTTGAGGCCGATCTGGCCCCGGGCATCGTCGCCGCCGGCCAGGTCGACGTCGCCGCCGGCAACACCATCCGCGACCTCAAGACGGGGCGGATGCAGCGGGCCAATGGCGCCCAGTACGGGATGTACTCGCTGCTCTGGCAGGCTCACGGCCACCAGATCGACAACTTGCTTGAGGACTACGTGCCGAGGGCGCCGATCTCCAAGCTCCAGCCGCCAGCCGTCACGACCGCAGTCGACATCGCCGACGCCGAGGCCGCGGCCACGACGCTGGCCAAGCGCATGGTCGCCGACCTGACCGCCTTCCGCGCCACCGGCGATCCATGGTCGTTCGTGGCCAACCCCTCAAGCATGCTCTGTGGGGAGCGGTGGTGCCCTGCAGCGAATACGAAGTTCTGTTTATCGCACATAAAGAGTAAGGCGTGATGCCGGGAATCATTCTCTCTGGTGGAGAGGTCTGCCTCGTTTCGGATGAAGACCACCACTGGCTATCTCAGCGGTCGTGGTATTGCAACGCACGTGGGTATGCCATGACAGACCTATGGGGGCGCCGCGGCGGAACAAAAGTGCTAATGCACAGGCTGATATTACTAGCCAGAGACACGTCAACAGTTGACCACCCGGCACATTCCCGCTGGCTCATGGGGTATCCGCCCGAGTGGGACGA